TTATTTTTCGATTCTGTAGACATCTGATTCATAGTTTAACCATTTACCCCAGGGAGTGATTGACTTGATGTAAATCACAAAAGGAATATTTACTGGCATACCTACTGAACACTCTTTCTTGATATCTCTTAGAGTACGTCCTAACCTAAACCAATATCTAAAGAATGAGATCCTAACTGTAATATGGTAGGACTGTCCTGCCTTACTAGTTTGATCATTAAATACTTTAACCTCTTTGTGGTATTTTAAAGCTTCTCGTAATCTGTTACCAGCTTCTTTAGGTCTTAACCATATGTTTCTTTCCTTATTCATACTGTAAATATAAGAACTAAATAAACACTAAGTTAGGATCTCTTAGTAACTTTAACCTCTTTGATCTTATCACCAGGTTCTATACCTTCATCAAGAACTTCTAACTCTTGAGCTGGATACCATATAAATGTTTGAAAGAATGAGAATTGCGGTTGTGTCATATTACCTATAAGTTTAGTACATACAACTACTAGATCTCCGGCATTAGCATAACCTTCTTTAATAAGGTCTAAAACTTGCTTATCAAAATGATCAACTGAGTTAGCCTGTATAGTTTTTATCTTTATCTCATCCATGGTTATCCTGTTATGATTTTACTCTCTGGTGCTGATTGAGTAAAGTCTGGTTTTTTAGTTGCTAGTAAAATTGGTTGCATAGGTTCTAATGCAGTAAGTTGAGAATGCCATAACTTCTTAGTCTTGGTAATCTCTTCTATCTCCTCATCAGTAAACTCAAAGCAGCAAGTAACTACTCCTCCGTTTCTATCTATGTGAGCTGGTATAGTTTCATACTGCTCTTGGTGCTCAGCTATCTTGTGAGTCTGTTCTTCGAATTCTATTGCTTTCATAATTTCTAATTAAAAAGGAGTAGGCGACTAGGGTACTCTGAATTAAACCTGTAAGAATAACTGTACCCTTCCCGTAGTCCTATGCCTACTCCTAAGTTTTTAACCTTCTCTTTTTGATTGAAAATGATTTGCTATAATTTCTTTTAGCTCATCAGTTGGTGGTTTATAGAAAGGCCCTTTCATTACCTTACCATCTGACTTACGATAGATTGGTGTACCGTCTGCAGAAAGCTTAGTCATGTTTGAATCTTGTACAGCTTGGAAGCCGGCAAGAAAAACATCATGAAAACCATATTTCATAATCGTACCCATAAGAATGTACATCTGATCCACTAAACCATCATAGATTTCTATAAGGTCCTCACTACGTGTAGCACTCTGAGTCTCATTCATCTCCTCATACATAAGGTTGAATCTAACTGCTCCTTCTCTGACATCAATTACCATAGGCATATCCTCTAAAGGAATATTATTGACATCATGGAACTGACGAACCATTGCCATTAAATCCATGAATGGCATATTATCTTTCTCTGATAGTAGGTCACATAATAAATCAACGAAGTTTTCTTGACTCTCATTTTCTTTACCTTTGTTCCAAGTTACTATCCATTCAGTTGCTCCGTCTTTCAGGATCTCCCGTGTTCTTAAGAACTGTATTACACGTTCTCTTCTCGCTGCTAGGATCTCGTCCTGCTTCTGTTTCACTGCTTCCATAATCTATTATTAATTGTTGGTGATTTTCTTCTAGGTATTCTTTTTTAAACCTATAAGCATACATACCATGATACCTACGATTCATGGCAAGCTTTTTACTCCGGTTATAATATATCCGTCTTGAATCTTTTCTGTCTAGAAATCCTTTTCTATATAATAATGATAGGGCTGCTGATATATCGAATTTGATCTCTTTCATGGGATCCATCATACGGACTTTCTCCGAAGGGAACCATGAACCATCATTCATTATCTTTTTTAGCAACCTCTGCTTTTCAGCTAGGGTAATACGTGTTAATGTCATTGTTACAGGTTTCTTAATAATAGTATTTTTTAGGCAATACTACATTTACTAAATAAAACAGATATATGAAAATACTAGGAGTATGTGGCGGTAACGGCGTAATACTGCATCCACTGAAGAAACATGTAATTGCAAATTTAGAACCTAGAGCTATATTCCATAGCTCAGGGAGAGAACAATGGAGGGCTAACTTTAAAGGAATACCAATCCTAAAAGACCCTAAGGAGGTAAAGGAATTGATACCTAAGGTCCACTGCATTATAGGCGCACCGGATTGTGGACACTCGAGTATGCTTGCACTCAGTAGAGGAAAGAAGATGACAGATCCAAAGCAGAATACCAGCTTGATGATGTTTGTAGATATGTGCTTATGGTATGAACCAAATGTATGGATCATGGAAAACCTTCCGGCCATGTTGGAGAATGTTACTAGAGAATGGTTTATGGAATTATTCCCTCAATATGAGTTTGCTTTAATAATAGGGCCGGTTACCTACTATGGTAATTCACAGAAAACACGTAAGAGATTATTATTGATGGCAGTGAAAAAGAAATGGAGCGGACACGATGAGGTTATGAGGAGATCTGCTATACGACCTACAATCAATATGCAAACAGTAGAGGAGTTATTAACTGACCTACCTGATAATGGTAACCAGAGGGAAGATATGGATAAGTATATCTCAATGTACTCGGGTAGTAAGAATAGGATCAAAGTCTCAAGAGCTCAACGGTTATGGAATACACGTCTCGAGGGAAAAAGACGGAATGAAGTGAATAGGAAGAGAATGAAGAACCAGCCGGGAGTATATAGAAACCTTAATCACTTACCTCCCCTCACTGTCACCAAGGGAGATAGACAATTCAATCCTGAAGGACTTCCTATGAGTCCTAGAGAACTAGCACGTATTCAAGGGGTACCAGATAGTTTCATTATCCATATAGGTGAAGAGAACAAACAGTATTGGATTAACAAAGGCCGTGCCACGTTTGGTAAATCGGCACCATACGAAATCGCTAAGTTCGTCAAATTCGTCCTATCTATTTGATAGTAGGATGCAGTAGTTTGGAAGAGTTTTTCTTTCTTATTAAATTCTTTCTTTTAAGTTGGTATAGTTCATTAGTAATATTTTAGATACTAGGAAAAACAAAAGAAGTAAACTTTAAAATAAAAATGGATTAGCGTTCGTTGAATTAGGAGCAACGACTATTAATCCTTAAACAGCGAAACATATGGATCCAAAGACAAATCCTAAGTTTCAGAAGCTAACTGATAACGAATTCAAGGAGCTGCTAGAAGTAACACGAAACATTTTTGCATTTGCTAGATTCATATTCGTAGTCCATCCAATCAGAGGAAAGGTTAGATTCGAACTCTACAAATACCAGAAAGCAGTACTCTGGCATTTCATCAAGGATAGATTCAACATCATTCTGAAATTTAGACAAGCAGGAATTACAGAGTTAATCTCAATGTACTCTTTATGGTTAGCAATGTACCATCCATCAAAGAACGTACAAATTATTTCGATCAAGGACAGAGTAGCAAAGAAGGTACTCCGGAAGATCAAGTATATGTATAAGAATCTCCCAGACCATTTAAAGGTGTCTGTAGTTAACGGAAGACCAGGAGAAAATGGAACTGCAACAGAGATGGAATTTGCAAACGGATCTATGATCTCATCAGTACCTACTACTGAAGATGCAGGACGTTCAGAAGCTGTAACCCTATTAGTAATTGATGAAGCTGCCATCGTGAGATGGGCGTCTACTATATGGAAGGCCGCCTTTCCGACTCTATCGACTGGTGGTTCTGCAATTGTCAACTCTACTCCATACGGAGTTGGTAATTGGTTCCATAATACATGGGTAGACGCCATCTCCGGTGGTAACAGTTTCACCCCAATCAGACTATTCTGGAAGATGCATCCAGAACGTGATCAAAAATGGTATGATGAAATGAGAGATGCACTAGGACCGAGAGGTTGTGCACAAGAGATAGACGGGGATTTCCTGTCATCAGGATTCTCAGTATTTGACTTGACGGATATCAAAGCAATTGAAGATACATTATTTGACTTCATACCAATTGAAACAAGGTTCGATCACAATCTACGTATATTCGATAAACCCAAGCAGGGGATCAGGTATTACTTAGGAGCTGATATATCAACAGGACGTTCACGAGATTACTCCGCCTTTACATTAATGGAACGCGGAGGCGAAGAAGCTGCAGTCTATAAAGGTAAAATGCCAGTAGGTAAGTTTGCCAATCTACTAATGGAAGTCGGAAGGAAGTACAACAACGCTGTACTAGCACCTGAGACTAATGATATTGGTTTAGCAATTACTTCTAAGATCCAAGATTCTGGTTATCCTAATCTTCACTACTCAGAAATCATACTGAGGAAAAAGAAAGATAGGAACAGAAAGAAAACAGAAGAAGTACCCGGCTGGTTAACTACCACAAAGAACAGACCTATTATAATTGATGAATTAGAAGAAGACATTCGAAATGACAATGTGTTAGTTAAAGATCCATTCTTTGTACAAGAGGCTTATACCTTTATATATAATGAACGGAACAAACCGATAGCAATGGGTAAAGAGAAAAGAAGTTCTGAGTCCGAACAAGAGGACGCTATCACATATACAGATGATGCCATACTCGGTAAGGCCATCACAAACTTCGTCAGAAAAGGTAAAACTAAATCAGCAGTTATCGCACCTCGTTAATATTAAAAATCATATGAGCTATTTCACAAGATTGTACAACTCAGTTCTAAACCGAGATGTAACACAAGCTACTACAAAAGCAGCAGTTGCTAAACCAAAGCCAGATGTAGTATCTACATTACCTAATACTAGGAAGTCCTCACCGGACACAACGTACAACCTTCAATCGTTTAAAGAAGGAGTAAACTTGGTAACACCAAGTTTTGTTCGTGAATGCATACCTATTATACGAAGACTATATAAGGACAACCCAGAGTTAGGTATTGCTCTATTCGATATTATTCAATTAACCAATACAGGTTATGATATTTCGTTTGATGCATCAGTTACTCCTGATCAGGCTGATATAATGAGAGAACATATTGAGGCTAGAACTAAGGAATGGAACTATGGTACCGCAGGGCTACCGGGTATCATTAACAAAATGATTGCTCAGTTATATGTATCAGGAGCAGTATCAACTGAATGGGTACCGAACAGAAAGCTAACAGGATTAGAATCTGTTATCTTCGTCAACCCAGAATCCATTGAGTTCTCATTGGATAAAAGAAAAACAACCTACAAACCTTATCAAAGAGTTAAACGTTCATTCGTAGCATCAAAGGATAAGTAACACGACCACGTAAAGTTAAACCCCAAGACAGATAGATACTAAGGGTTATTCTCAGATGAGGATGCACCTTATGGTATTCCCCCATTCTTAGCAGCACTTGAAAATATAGACAGCCAGATGTTCATGAAAAAGAATATCAGACATATTGTTCAACAGGTAGGGTTAATGGGATTCCTAGAAATCTTAGTTTCTAAACCAGGTCAGAATGCAGATGAGTCTGAAGCTGCCTATGTAGCACGACTCAACTCATTACTAACTACTACTAAAACAAATATCGGTGACGGTATGATAGATGGTACAATGGTTGGCTTTGATGAGGATCACGAATTTAACTTTCATTCAACCACTAAGAACATGCAAGGCTTAGGAGATGTCTTCAACCTTGTAGAGAGTCAAGTTGCTAACGGACTTAAGACTTCAGGAAGTTTCATAGGAGTAAACTCAGGAGGTACTGAAACAATGATAACAATCGTATTTACTAAGATGTTATCTCAACTGACAAACATACAGAACATATTAAGCCAGAACCTAGAATACGGATTAGCTCTAGAGTTAAGGATGGCCGGTTTCAAGTTCAAAGATGTCAAGCTAGAATTTAAAGCTTCTACTATATCAGATGATCTCAAGATCCAACAAGCTATTGAAATTAAGGTGCGTAATTTACAAGCCTTATATAACCAAGGTATTATATCTCAAGAGACGTATGCTACTAAGATGGGTTATCTCAAGCCAGATGAGAAAGAACCAAGACAATCTAATGATGACCTCATCAATGATGCTAAAGATAAAGAGAACCGTGAGAAGGACAAGGACAAGTCAGATAGAAAGGTTAGAGATAAGAAGAAACCACAAGGTACTACAAAACCAAAATAATATGATAATTAATTTTTAAAGATTATGGAAGAAGAACAAAAAGCACAGTTCCCTGAAATAGACTTCATAACAATGGGATGTGGCCATTCCAATATTATAGGCCATGTACCAGAGGGTAAGTTTAGTTTAGGAGACGTAGGTGCCAAGCAAGTGTTAGAGCAAAAAGATGTAGCCTCCTTAGGCTTATTCGATTCCTCTACTCCAAATTACACTACGTACTATCCTGATGTTACCGCAGAAGACTTAGCTCCTAAGGACGCTGAGTTCATTTATCCGGTTTTCAGAATGTTATCAAATGTAGTTGTACACAAAAGACACAACCCTATTGAATTCCCAGAAAGTGTTCTGAAAGAATCAATGAAACAATTGGTTGGTCAAACAATTAACGTAGACCATGAGACCGCTTTAGGAAACGCAATCGGTGCAGTAGTTGAAGTTGAATGGCAAGAATCATATAAAGATAAGTCAGGCGTTACTGTACCGGGTGGTATTAATGCTAAGCTTAAGATTGATGGTAAATCTAATCCACGTATTGCACGGGGAATCTTAATGGATCCACCAGCTATACACTCTAACTCAGTTACGGTTAGATTCAAATGGGAACCATCTCATACATTCGAAGATCAAGATGAGTTCTGGAGAAAGCTAGGAACGTTTGATGCTGATGGAGAATTAGTAAGGAGAGTTGCCACTGAGGTAGTTGCTTATGCTGAGACTTCTTTAGTTAATCATGGAGCTGATCCATATGCTAAGCTTATTAAAGACGGTAAGATTGTTAACCCTAAGATGGCCCAGTCATTCTATTCTTTCAAAGCAGAGAACGGTGACTTAGTCAATGAGAGCAAGTATTATTCAATAGACTACAAAGACATTGTAGCTAACAAAGCGATAGATGTAGTATCTAACTCCGCAACACAAAAGGACGATGGGTCCACAACACTTAATGATGTAAGTATAAATCAATCAAATAAATACAATATGAAAGAAAGTTTGTTAAAGCTTTGTTTGATAATGGGTATTACTGATGAAACAACTTTAACCGAAGACAACTGGTTAGAGACAGTATCAAATCACGTAACAGGATTAGATGCAAAAGTTTCTGACAGCGATTCTCTTCAAACCAAAGTAACAGAGTTAACTGAAGCTAACGCGACGTTGACATCAGAAGCTGCTACACTTAAGGCTAACGCCTCAGTAGGAGAAACTGCCCTAAAAGGTGCACAAGATGAAGCACTTAGGATGTATAATCTAGCAAAAGGCGACGACGCTGATGCTGATATGCAAAAAGTTATAGGCGAAGCAACTTATGCTAACGCTATGACATTCCAAAAACAATTTGCTAACGACGCTGATGGGGAATTCGCTCACACGTGCAATGATTGCCAATCAACTAATGTATCTCGTGCTACGGCAGAAGCAGGTGCAGAAGGAGAAGCAGCTAATTCAGATGCTACCGTTGTAACAAACAAATCTAACGAAGAAGTTAAGGCCCTTGCCCTTAAGAGAAAGCAGTCGAAAGCCTCTTTCACTGAGGATGAGCCAACAGCTTAATCCGTTATTCATAAAAGTTAAATAAACAAATCTAATATAAATAAGATATGCCATTAACAGCAATAGGAGATTCAGCTCAAACGCGAATCCTTAAACATGAAAGCCATAAACTTCACCATGAGTTTACAGTAAAAACTGCTAACGCGGTAAGAATCGGAATGCCGGTTAAATTAGATGCAGCTGGTACAATCGAACCATTAGTATTAACAGATGAGGAACACTTATGTATTGGTTACTGTATGCAAGACGCAGCAGCTGACGAATATGTAACTGTAGCAAGGAGAGGTTACAGAATTCTCTTGGCAGAA